TCTTGCAGCTCTCTCCATTATCAGCCAGCGCCTTCGCACTTTCAAAGTTTTGATCAAAGTCCTCCGGATCGGCCATGTTGCTTACTTCAACCGTTGCCTTTGTTTTTGTGCTGGTGTATGCCTTGCTGTAAACGTTATTCCTAAGCCCTTCTGCTTTCTTTAAAACGGCATCAGGCACACCATCCCAATACGCATGCCCTTTAGGAAATACCTGCCCGTTTTTAGCCATATTGGTTTTAAAAATGGCCGGCACGTCATCGGGTGTTTGTATTTGATCCGGTGGAGTTGCTTTGCCACTTACCAGTTGAATGACATCGCACCGGCAACGCCATCCATTTGGTGGATAGTACATTTCCCAAAACGGATCATCTACAGGACGGATAACATTATCTAAAGCCTGGTGTGCAGGTCTTACCCGGTTATCTCCAACCGTTTG